GCTACAATTCAAGCAACTTTTAGACAAGTATTTGAACCAGCTTCCTAATGTCAGTAAACGCATCAGTATTTAGTAGTCTCCAAGACATCAATCCATCAGCGATTATTGAATTATTTACTTTGCAATTATCTACATCATTGCATGGTGCAAATACAATATATAGATTTCACTCTGGTAGTAATCTAAATGCAAATGGGCAAATAGTTTGGGCTGGTAATTCTTATCTTAGATACCCTGTGCAAGCAACAGGTTTTGCTTTTCAGAGAGGACAGTTACCAAGACCGAAAATAATTATAAGCAATGCAAAAGGTTTAATCTCAGCCATACTTTTATCTGTAAATGAGACTACCACGGGAAATGATTTAACAGGAGCTACAGTTACAAGAATAAGAACATTAGCTAAGTTTATTGATGCTGTTAACTTTGCTGACGGAACAAATGCAACTGCTGATCCTACAGCCGAGTTTCCTCAAGAAGTTTATGCAATAGATCGTAAATCGGCAGAAACTAGAGAAATTGTTGAATTTGAGCTTGCTGCTCCTACAGATTTAGCGGGTATAAGAATACCGAAAAGACAATGTACCCGTTCTATTTTTCCTTCTATTGGTACGTTTGTTCAATGACTTGGAAATATAAAGCACTACTTCATGCTCAACGAGAGGATCCAAAAGAATCTTGTGGTTTACTATTGAACATAAAAGGTAAAGAAAGATACTATCCTTGTCGTAATCTTTCTATGACAGAACATCAATGCTTCATTATCGACCCAGAAGATTATGTAAAGGCTGATAATACAGGAGAAATAGTTGGAGTAGTTCATAGTCACCCCATCACCCCACCTACTCCTAGTCAAGCAGATAAGATTAGTTGTGAAGATAGTAATTTACCTTGGTATATCGTCAATCCAAAAACAGAACAATGGGCATATTTAGAACCATGTGGATATAAACCACCCTTATTAGGTCGTCAATGGGTATGGGGTATAACAGATTGTTGGAGTTTAGTAAGAGATTGGTATAAAGAAGAGAAAAATATTGAACTTAGAGATTGGGAAAGACCTACAACATTAGAAGAATTTAATAATAAACCTCTGTTTGAAGATTGTGCTTGGCGAACTAATTTTAGAGAACTTAGACCTAATGAAAAATTACAAGATGGAGATGTATTGCTTATGAGTATTTTGCACCCAACCTTAAATCATGTAGCATTATTTTTTGAAGGAGATGTTATTCACCATTTAACCGATAGACTATCTTGTAGAGAGCCTTACTCTGAATGGTTGTTAAAATGTACTGGCAAGAGGTATCGTTATGCTTCGTAAAGTAAAGTTATATGGAGAATTGGCAGAGTTTGTCGGACATAAAGAGTTGGAGGTAAAAGTTAATAATATAGCTCAAGCTGTTAGTTTTTTAATACATAACTTTCAAGGCTTAGAGAGATATATGAATCCAAAATATTATCAAGTTAAAGTTGGTAATTATGATATTGATGATAATGAACTTAACTATCCTATAGGAAAAGAAGATATACATTTTATACCAGTTATAGCTGGTGCTGGTAGGGGAGGATTAGGCAAGATTTTATTAGGTGCTGCATTAATTGCAGGTGCTTTTATGACAGGTGGTGTAAGTTTTACTTTCGCACCAATTCCCTATGCTAATGCGGGTGCAATTACAGGAATTACTGGTACTTTTCTAGGTAAAGCTGCTGTTTATTTAGGTGCTTCTTTGGTCTTATCTGGTGTGGCAGAAATGTTGTTTCCTTTACCTAAACCAGAAGATTTTAGTTCAGAAGAAGATCCACAATTATCATTTAACTTTAGTGGAGTGCAAAATACATCACGGGCTGGCACTCCTGTTCCAATAGTATATGGTGAAATAATTACAGGAAGTGTTGTAATAAGTGCAGCAGTTGACACTAATCAGGTAGAAGCATGACAGACGAAACTAAACTTATTAGAGGAGCAGGAGGCCCACCAAAACCACCACCACCTCCTTATCGTGCTCCTGATACTTTACACAGTAGAAGTTTTGCTACTGTTCAAGATTTAATATCTGAAGGGGAGATAGAAGGTTTTGCTAGTGCATCAAAAGAAGGTCTTACAAAAAACACAACTGCATACGATAATGCTAGTTTAAAAGATGTTTTCCTTGATGACACACCTATACTTTCTGCTGATGCTACAAGTGCTAGTCCTGCTGATGCTGATTTCAATTTTCAAGATGTAACTTTTAAATCTAAGTTTGGAACGTCAAACCAAACTGCCATGAGTGGTATTCCTGCTGAAAGTAGGTCTCCTACTGGTGTTTCAGTTACGGTAACTACTTCTGCACCTGTAACAAGACAAATTACTAATACAGATGTAGATGCTGTTATTGTTACTTTGACTTGGCCTCAAATACAGGTAGCTGAAGATGATGGAGATATTAGAGGAGATACTGTCGAATATAAAATACAAGTTCAACACGATTCTGGTGGATTTGTAGATAAAGTAACTGCCTCTGTCAGTGGAAGAACAGCAGATGCTTATGCTAGAGATCATAGAATTGAACTAACAAGCGGCTTTACAACAGTAGACGTAAGAGTTGTTCGTGTTACCGCAGATAGTACAGATGCACAAAGAGTAAACGCATTTCAATTTACTAGCCTTCAAGAAGTTATAGATAATAGTTCAACTTATGCCAACAGTGCTTATGTAGCTCTTCGTTTAGATAGTAAACAGTTTAATCGTATTCCCACAAGAAAATATCGTATTAGAGGAGTCAAAGTAAGAATACCAGGAGTAGGGGCATCGGGTTCTGGTGAGCCTACTGTTGATAATGCAACTGGCAGAATAGTTTATCCAACTGGTTATATATTTAATGGAGTTATGGGTGCTGCTGTTTATACAAACTGCCCTGCGATGTGCTTGCTTGATTTGCTTACCAATACTAGATATGGATTAGGAGATCATGTTACTGACAGTAATTTAGATTTATTTAGTTTTGTAGCTGCCAGTAAATATGCAAATGAAGAAGTAGATGATGGAACGGGGTCAGGTGCGAAAGAGGCCAGATTTAGTTGCAATGTAAATATTCAAAGTCCTAAACAAGCATTTGAAGCAATAAATGATTTAGCTGGTGTTATGAGATGTATGCCAATATGGTCAGCGGGAGGAGTAACTTTATCGCAGGATAAAGAGACTTCATCTAGTTATCTATTTAATTTAGCCAACGTAGGTGAAGATGGATTTAATTATCAAGGTAGTAGTTTAAAAACTAGACACAGTGTTGTTTCTGTCAGTTACTTCAATATGGATTCAAAAGAGGTAGATTTTGAGGTAGTAGAAGATGCAGGAGCAATATCAAAACTTGGAACGATTGTAAAACAAATAAAGGCATTTGCTTGCACCTCTCGAAACCAAGCTGCGAGACTTGGAAGAGCAGTGCTTTTTGCAGAACAAAATGAAAGTGAAACAGTTTTATTTTCAACTTCAATAGATGCAGGAATTGTTGTAAGACCTGGTTCAGTTATTGAAATAAATGACCCAGTAAGAGCAGGAGCTAGAAGAGGTGGTCGAGTTGTTGCTGCCACTACAACGACTATAACTATTGATGCTGTTGGAGATACTACACTATCTGATCTAAATAATTCTGTTACTATCGCTGTAATTTTACCTGATGGAACAGTTGAAACAGGTTCAGTTTCTAATGTTGTTGGTGCTGTTTTTACCGTCAGTAGCGTTACTAAACCTGATGGAACTACTCAATCTGCTTTTAGCTCCGCACCAAATATAAATGCACCTTATCTAATTTCTAGTACTGACTTACAAACACAATTATTTAGAGTAATTCAAGTAGAAGAACAAGATGATGTAAATTATACGATTTCGGCTTTGTCTTATGTTGAAGGTAAATATGCTTTTATCGAAGATGGCACTGCTTTACCTACGAGAACAATATCTTTACTAAACGCTCCAGCTTCTCCTCCAAGTAATTTAGGGGTACAAGAAAAAATTGTAACTATAAATAGTATTGCTAGAAGTAAATTAATTATTGATTGGAAACCTGTAGATGGTGTAACTCAATATTTAGTTAATTATAAATTTGAGGATACTAATTTTATTTCTCAAGTTGTATTCAGTAGTGATTTTGAAATTTTAGACAGCAAAAAAGGAACTTATACTATTGAAGTTTACTCATTTAATGCTGCTCTTAATTTATCTACAAGTCCAACAAGCACAACATTTGTAGCCCAAGGTAAAACTGCTGTCCCAGAGAATGTTTCTAATCTTACCATTGAAACTATTAATGAATCTTTTGTAAGGTTAAGATTTAGTCAAGCAACTGCTGTAGATGTTCTGCACGGAGGTCGAGTTTATATAAGGCATACAAATCAAACAGGAAACAGTGCTACATTCCAAGCTGCTCAAGATATTATTGAGGCTGTACCAGGTAACTCTACAGAAGCAATCTGTCCAGCACTTCCAGGGACTTATTTAGCAAAGTTTCAAGATGATGGTTTACGTTTCAGTGCAGCAGCAGCTTCAGTATCTATAACACTACCAAATATTTTAGATTCAATAACAGTAAAAACTGATAGAGAAGATACAGATACTCCTCCATTTAATAACACAACCAGTAGCTTGTTTAGCAACACAGAATACGATGCAAGCAAAGGTGGTCTAATTTTAACGAGCATATCAATTACAAGTCCAGCTACAAAAGCAACAGGAACATACGATTTTGCAAATACATTAGATCTTGGTGCGGTGTTTTCACTTACTCTTAAAAGACACTTTTCTGGTGCTGGTTACTATCCTTCAAGTTTATTTGATAGCAGAACTGGAAATGTAGATACATGGACAGATTGGGATGGTGACGCAGCAGACGAAGCTAATGCAAAATTAGCTGTGCGTACTACAACTGATAATCCAAGCAGTTCTCCAACTTACACCTCTTTCAATGATTTTGCCAATGGAACATTCAGAGGAAGGGGATTTCAATTTAGAGCAACACTTGAAACAACAGATCCAGCACAAAATATGTTAGTGCAGGAGTTAGGTTATTCAGCAGAGATGCCATCAAGAACTGAACAGTCTGCTGTTATAGCATCTGGAGCAGGAGCAAAAGCAGTTACATTTACACATCCCTTTTTTGTTGGAACGTCTGCATTAGGTAATCTTAATAGTTTTTTGCCTTCTGTTGTTGTTTCTCCACAAAATATGGCAACTGGTGATTATTTTGAACTTAGCAGTATATCTGGAACTGGTTTTACAGTGCATTTTAAAAACTCAAGTAATGCTAGTATTGATAGGAACTTCACTTACAGTGCTGCTGGTTTTGGTAAAGGAGGTTAACATGAAGAAAACTACTTTTTAGTTATGAGCATTGTTAGTAATTTCACTATTGAAAATGCTGCTGGTCAGACAGTAAGAATAGATATTGAGAATTGTCTTAAAGCTCTACAATCCAGTAATTCAAGTTCTGCTGACTCTGACTTAGCTTCCAGTGCTTGTGTAGCAGGAATGTTATTTCTTAATGAAACATCAGATGAACTTAAAGTAAGAAATTCTGCCAATGGTGCGTTTACAACTATAGGAAATATAGATCAAGCTAATTTAGGTCTTTTGCCGAAATCAGGTGGCACATTGACAGGCACATTAACTACAGTTGATGTAACTTTTCAAGGCGATAATTATAGTGTTGTATGGGATAAGTCTGATAATGCTCTTGAATTTGCTGATAATGCCAAATTAGTATTTGGAGGAGCAACGGACTTGACTATCACACATGATGGCTCAAATTCGATACTAAATGAAAATGGAACAGGTGATTTACAATTACAGCGTGGAGGATCTACAAAATTTGAAGTTGTATCAGGTGGTGTTTCATTAACAGGTGGAGCAGCTTCAAATATTACAGCATTATCTGATGGTGCGACAATTACTATTGATATGGCTACTGCCTGTCATCATTCTGTTACTTTGGGAGGTAATAGAACCTTTGCTGCACCTAGCAATCAAGTAGTTGGACAAAGTGGATCTATATTTATTACACAAGACGGAACAGGATCAAGAACTGCAAGTTTTAACAGTGCTTTTAAATTTGTTAGCGGTGTTGCTCCAACTTTATCTACTGCTGCTAATGCGATTGATAGAATTGACTATATAATAAAATCAAGTAATGTTGTTCAATGCTCTGTTTCTTTAGACGTTAAATAAATGGCAATTATTCCTGGGAAAAAAAATTTTAAGGTTGAAAGGAGAGCAGATTTTCCTATAAAACTAACATTTAAAGATTCAACTGGATCTGCAATAAATTTAACTGGATATACTGTAGCTGCACAAGTTTATGATGAATCACGTTCCACAAAATATGCAGATTGGGAGATAACGTACACAGATAGAGCTAACGGAATTATTGATATGAATTTAACAGATACAGCTACAGCTACTTTTACTCCAAGTATTTTGTTTTATGACGTATTGTTAACAGATGGATCGGGTAGCAAAAACTATTATTTAGAGGGTAAACTATTTGTAAGTGAGGGTTACACAGCATGAGCAATCCTAATTCTGTAACTGTAAGTCAGGTTTCTGATGTAACTACAGTTGAAATTACAACGCAAGGGCCACAAGGTCCTGCTATTTCTGGGGTTAACTTTGATATATCGGGTAAAGTTGATAATGCAGTTCTGTACTATCACGCTGCTTCTGATACCATTAAAGCAGATAACACCACTACTAAACTTACACTTGTTGACGGAGGAAACTTCTAATGGCTAACACGATCAGAATAAAAAGATCAACTGGATCATCAAATCCAGGGTCATTAGAAAATGCTGAAGTTGCGTTTAGAGAAGGCGATGAAGTCCTAATTTATGGTACGGGTACAGGGGGATCTGGAGGTTCAGCTACAAGTATTATTCCTATCGGTGGTAAAGGAGCATTTTTTGATAAGGCAACTACAAGAACAACCAATCATGTTTTAGCTGGTGCTGCTTCTGGAAGTGCTGCTGCACCTACATTTAGAGCATTAGTAAGTGATGATATTCCTTCGATAGCACATACAAAAATATCTGATTTTGATACTGGGGTACGCACCAATACATTGGCAGAAATGGCTGCTCCTGCTGCTGCTGTATCACTTAACTCTCAAAAAATTACATCATTAGCAACTCCAACAGCTTCAACTGATGCAGCTACAAAAGGGTATGTTGATTCCACTTCTCAAGGTTTAGACATAAAAGACTCTGTAAAAGTAGCCACTACAGCAAATATCACACTCTCTGGAACGCAAACGATTGATGGAGTTGCTGTTTCTGCTGATGAAAGAGTTTTGGTTAAAGATCAATCTACAGCAAGCCAAAATGGTTTATATCTTTGCAAGGCAAGCACATGGGAAAGAACAACAGACTTAGCCGCTGGTGCTAATGCGGCTGGTATGTTTACGTTTGTTGAACAAGGAACAGTAAATGCTGAAAATGGGTTTGTTTGCACTTCGGATTCAGGAAGTGCGGTGGTGGCAACGAATAATTTAGTTTATGCACAGTTTTCTGGGGCGGGTCAGATTACAGCAGGAGATGGTTTACAAAAATCTGGTAATACTTTATCTGCTGATCTTAAATCAAACGGTGGACTTGTTATTGAATCTGCTGAAATTGCTGTTGATCTTGCTGCTAGTTCTATAACAGGAACACTTGCGATTGGCGATGGTGGAACGGGTGCTACAAGTGCAAGTGCAGCTAGAACAGCTTTAGGATTAGCAATCGGAACAAATGTCCAGGCTTTTGATGCACAGCTTAGTGACATAGCTGGTCTTACTCCAACAGATAGCAACTTTATCGTTGGTGATGGTTCTAATTTTGTTCTTGAGTCAGGAGCTACAGCAAGAGCATCATTAGGAGCACAAGCATCTGCAACAGATTTAACAAACTTATCTTCCTGTCAATCAGGTGGATCTGCTGCTTTGGCTGCTCTTACTTCAACAGAAATCGGTATTCTTGATGGAGCTACAGTAACAACTGCTGAACTAAATATTTTAGATGGAGTTACTTCAACAGCAGCAGAGTTAAACATACTAGATGGGGTAACATCTACCGCAGCAGAATTAAATATTTTAGATGGAGTCACATCAACTACTGCTGAGTTGAACATTTTAGATGGAGTAACATCTACTGCTTCAGAGTTAAATATTCTTGATGGGGTTACAGCTACGACTGCTGAAATTAACTTGATTGATGGTGGAACGTCAGCCAGTTCAACAACATTAGCAGCAGCAGATAGATTTATTTGTAATGACGCTGGAACGATGAAACAGGTTGCCTTGTCTGACCTTGTTACATTTTTAGAAGATGAAAGTGCCTCTAGTTTCAACATAGATGGAGGAACATATTAAATTTAACCATCAGGAGGTCGAACAATGGCAAATCAAATTAGGTTAAAAAGAGCAAGCGGTAGCGATCCAGGTGCTAGTGATCTTGTTACGGGTGAAATAGCAGTAAGAACGGATACTGGTAAATTATTTACAAAAAAAGATGATAATTCTGTTACTGAGATTGGAGTTACTGCTGTAGCTGATGGATCAATAACATCTGCCAAGATAGCAGATGGAGCTATTGTTAATGCTGATGTAAATGCAAGTGCAGCAATAGCAGGGTCAAAAATTGATCCTGATTTTGGATCGCAGAATATTGACACTACTGGATACATACAGATAACTTCTGCAACTCCAAGTCTTTTTTTAACAGACTCTGATAATAACCCTGATTATATAGTAAGAAATAATAATGGTACATTTGTTATTAGAGATGGCACTGTTGGTGCTGACAGATTACAAATAGCAACTGATGGTCACGTTGATGTAACTGGCAACCTAGACGTTGGTGCAGGGGTTGATGTAACAGGAGATATATCCGTATCTGGAACAGTTGATGGTAGAGACTTAGCTACTGATGGTACGAAACTTGATGGGATAGAGAGTGGAGCAACCGCAGATCAAAGTGCTAGTGATATAAAAACATTACTCAACAGCAGTGGACTTGCTAATGCACAAATTGATGCAAGTGCAGCAATAGCTGGCACGAAAATTTCACCTGATTTTGGATCGCAAAATATAGTTACAACTGGAACTTTAGGCTCAGGTGATATAACAATTACTGGAGGACAGCCAGCTATAAATTTTATAGATAGTGGTCAAAATCCAGATTATATACTTTACAACAACAATGGAGCTTTAAGAATACACGACTCAACAAATGGTGCGGACAGATTTGTAATTAATACAGATGGACACGTTGATATAGCTGGAAATGTAGATTTTGGTGCTGGTCTTGACGTAACAGGAAACATAACAGTTACAGGCACAGTAGATGGAAGAGATCTGGCTACTGATGGATCAAAATTAGATGGAATCGCTGCTTCTGCTACTAATGTCACTAATAATAATCAGCTTACAAATGGGGCTGGGTATATAACCTCTGCTGATGGAGGAAACGCAGCAACATTAGACAGTATTGATTCAAGTCAATTTTTAAGGTCAGATAC